TGTTTAATATTATGCTCTTTCATATAAGGAAAGAACACTTCATCATAAAACTTAGCAGCATTATCAAGGAAGATATCACCAGAGTTGCGAATGCCACAATGGGTATCATTCAATAGAGCAATTTTCATATTATAAAAAATCCGTCAAGTCAGAATCGTTAGTTTTGCGAATACGTCTTTTTGGTAATGTAGATTCAAGTATATCAATATATTCGTCATCTGTCAACTCTTTATTTTCATTCATCCGCATTTTTGCAGTCTCAATAGCGGCATGAGTAATATGCATCGTTGCAGCGTCTTGATTAGATGACCCTTCAATCAAGTCAGCAGCAAAGGTATTTTCAAAATATGAGTCTTTAATATCCTGTTGTTTCTTTTCTTTAGCAATACGACGCAGAAATGCCCAGTAGGAAATCTGTGTGAAATACGCAAAGGCATTTGGATTACCTGTGCGAGTAGCAGCGTCAATATTATAATTGCGAATTGCTTTCAAACAGTTTTCAATAGCATCCATAACCATCTCATCTCTATATGAGTATGAAATAAAGTTTGGTCTATGCGATAGCCCTTCGGCAATCTGCTGAAATCCCTGTGCAATATAATTAGGAACTACAGGTAATCTCTCACCTTTTCTTTCGCATTTATTACATTCTTCCACATACTTGAAAATAGCTTTGGAGAATTCTTTATTATTAATGTAGTTCTCTGACTTTTTGCGTGCCATAAAAATACCTTTAGTTGTCATAATATAACGAATAGTATACTAAAAAAATATATATCTGTCAAGTTATTTTTTTGCTTGACAAATACCAAATCTTAGTATATAATAAGTTTACTTAGTCGGGGCGGGGAGATATACCATACTAATGAAATGTAGGAGTATCTTCATCAGTCTCAATATTTATCTGAGCATATTCTTCTTTTGTATCTTCTTCTTCTAACATACTTTCAATAAGTTGTCTTCTGTATTCAACATAATTTTCTGATACAATATCTTCTGGTGTAGAAACAGAAACAATAGATGTCCCTGATAAGGTCATTACCTTAGAGTAATCTGCACCAAACATCCATTTGGTCAGGAATAAGGATTGTTTGATCGTGTTGTATCTGATTTCTAAAGGGACTTCTATTATGAAGTAGTGATCATCTGTCCGGACAACCGTTGTAACAATCTCTTCACCAGTAATCAGTTTGAATACACGGGGTCTTTCATCCTCAAATGCTTCACCATAATCTTCAAGTTCCGCCATAACCATTATCCTTCAATAACTTTTCATAGTATCGTTTTATCATACTATCCTTTAGTCCTTCATCTATATATCCTCTTGCTAAGAGAAAGTTTATATGATCAGTTGCTTGCTGCTTGAGTTCTTTTTTGTTTACAGTTGTCAAAATGATACCTCGTCATAGCGTTTTTGCCACCAGTTTTTTGACAATAAGGGCAAGTCTTTACACCCCTTCCCCTTGCCATTTCACTCATTTTTCTCCTGGATTCGGCCGAATGCTTACTACCCTTCTTGGCATCACTAATCTTTATCTTAGTTTCCTCAGAAAGATTCCGACCCTTGAATGCCTCACTCATTTTTCTTATATGCTCTTCAGACTTCGGCTTACCCTTGAGCGCATCACTCATTTTTCTCTTGGCTTCTTCTGAGTGTTTCTTACCCTTCCTAACTTCACTCATTTTTCTCTTGGTTTGTTCTGAGAACTTTTTACCTTTCAAGGCTTCACTTATTTTTTTTCGGGTCTCAGAAGAGGGTTTGAACCCACTCATACCTTCACCACCAGCAGTCATATTGTAGTGGGGGCTTAGTTCAGAGATATATCTGATTTCTGCTTCATTCAAGTCATCTTCACTATTGAATCCAGACTCTAACTCTGTTATAGTAAATGCCTCTGTGCCATACTTTCGTATTGCTCTATGTAGATGAGTCTGGCTCTTTGCGTTAGCGTTATATGCATGGCGTTGAAATCTTTCTTCAATAGTCTTGGTCGTCTTGCCGATATAGATTTTACCGTTGACGGTATTAGTAATCTGATAAATATACATATGCTGGAAATCTCCCTTTGTATTTCTAGGGTAGGCGGGTGCTGGTAACACCGTGGTCTACACTATTATTTATACATATCTACATTTTGATTTCGTGTATCTCGTATGAGAAATCTTCCTTGCGATAGATTTTAATTCTTTCCAGACCATGTAAGAGTGTATAGTTCTTCTTATGCTTCCAATGAAGATCATCCATTAAATCATAAAGTGTAGTTGCTCTACCATCTTCAGACTTTCTAAGACCACGACCAATAGATTGTAGAACCTTTACCTGTGACTTAGATGGTGATGCAAAAATAATATTATGAAGATTGCGAATATTTACACCTGTGCTAAATGTTCCTAATGATGCCACAATAATAGCATCGGTTTCTTTTTCAACGATACCTCTTATTTCTTCTCGGGCCTCGCCGTCTACTTCGCCTGATACATAGAATACTTTTCTCCCGGTTCCTACTACTTTGTTTTGAATAAGTTCATATAGAGGTTTGCCGTGTTTATCTACATATTGGAATAATACAAGAGTATTTCCTTTTTGAGATACCGCCAAGTTAGTAATCAGTCTATTACGTTTGATATTACCTACTATATATTCGACTTCATAATGGTAATCTTTTGAACCTACAATATCTTTAGAGACCTCAGTCGGATACTTCAAAGCAAGTATATTGATTTTTAGTTCAGCAAGTGTATCTTCATCCATAAGTTTTCTTGTTGTGGTAACTTTACGAACACGACCAAAAAGTCCCTCAAGTATGAGGCGATGACACTGTGTTCCATCTAATGTTCCTGTAGTGCCAATACGAAACTCTGCTTCCCTAGACTTGCTCATCAGACCAGATAATGATTTTGCTTTGAAGTTATGCACTTCATCACCAAAGATACAACCAAATTGTTCAAACCAAGTGCTAGGCAGTTTATAGATTGACTGCCATGTAGAAATGAATACACGTTGCTTGATATCGTGCTTAGGCATACCAGAATAAATTCTATGACAGACTTCACCTGCTTCTAACCCATAGTTTTCAAAGTCAGAGAACATCTGTTGAACAAGACCAGTAGTAGGAACAACAATAAGAATGCGTTTATTATAATGTTCCAAATACCACATCATTAGAACATAGATAATCAGAGACTTACCTGAACCTGTAGGTGACAGTAGAATAGCACGTTTAGAACGCAAGGCTTGACAGATAGCATCAAACTGATAGTCTCTTACCTCAAAAGGCAAATGAAGCATTTGAATAAACTCATAGACTTCTTTTGGGCTGACTTCTAATTGAGTGTCAGGTGTACCATACTGATTATCATATTCTAATTCAATTTCATAGTTTCTAGGACCAACAAAGTCAGACAGATATTCCCATAGACCTACAGGTAGTTCATTATTGCGAACATTAAACAAACGTGTTTTACCATCCCATCTACCATTCTTGTATGATGGCATGTATTTGTATCCCGGTGTTTCAAATGAGAAGAAATCATTCAACTCATTTGCTACATGAGGTTCACATTGAATCTGTAATGCGGAATAGTTTTTCTGTTTAACTACTAAGTCGGACATTATTCAGGCTTAGGTGGCATTTGAAAGAGTGCTTTGATATGTCTCTTATAAATTTTATTGCGAGCAAACACAACCCAACAAATGACATTATCATCAGGATAATTCTCTTCAATATATTCTCTGAAACTAGTGCCTGTTGTATATACATCATCAACAATTAAAACAGGGTCATCAGGATTGCCTGTAGCAGATTCATTTAGAATATCACCAAGACGTTTACCGCCACGAGGAATGCCTACTGCTTTACGAAATGGGCGTTTCTCATATTCAAGAATAATCTTAGCAAGACAACGCCAGTCACTCACATAGAGTGCATCCATTTCGATCTTCCATCCCAGTTTTAACCCAGCATGAGAAGTAAATTCTTCATCTACAAATAATGCCATATCAGCCCCCTGCTTCAAAACGTCTCCAATCAATAATATTTTTGATAGTGGAGTGTCGCCATTTCAAGTTATTAATTATTTCGTCTAGTGTATATAGAATCGTTTGATAATAGGTAATTTTGACTTCAGACTTTTGAATGTCTGTATCTGAATCGTAATAATAGTCAAGGTCTCCCTTGAGAACTTTCAGCCCGTTAAACGGATCAAATTCCCAGCCAAACTCTCTAATGGTATCTTCATCCATCTTACCATTATAGTATGCCCATTTATTCTTGAGCAGTGTCTTCTGCGCAAGTTCTGCTTCTTGTAATCTAAGTTTTGTGAGAGAACGTATTTCTAGATACTTTGCATGCAGAGAAGGAGTTTTTCTAGAAGATTCATCTAACTTGAATTCTTCAATCTCACAATCTTCTTTCCACATCTCTAAGATGCTTTCTAAATCAAGTTTCATTATATAATCCTGTGTGTGTCAGTTATAAACTACTTATTATAGCACACTATTCTTTGAATTCAAAGCCAGTAAATACAAAAGATGCATTAAATGTTAGATATTCTACGCTAGATGCAATAGAGGTAAGTTGCAGTCCACTCAAGGAAGTTGGATTACAACCCTTATATAAAATACGTTTATTTTGATTATTATGACTAGAGAGAATAGAAACAGAAATATCTGCTTGTGTAGGAACATCAGATGTATTTCTACTAGACCTAGCACCTTGCTCTACAAAGTCTTTATTCACCATATCTTCTAACCAATTGTAAAGTTCAAGATATGATTTAACATCTTCATCCAAGATAAATTGAATATTGAGTTCTGAATATTCTAAAGCATCACCGGGTAAACTAACATTA